ATGTTGAGAAAGGTCAAAAAATACTTTTAGTCGTTCCAACGACATCTCTCGTAGAACAGATGTATAAGGACTTTTTAGATTACGGTTGGGATGCTGATTCATATTGTCACAAGATATATGCAGGTAAAGAAAAAACGAATGAGTTCCCAGTAACGATTACCACATGGCAATCTGTTTATAAACTAGAACGATCATTCTTTGAGGATTATAATGTAGTTATCGGAGATGAAGCCCACCTCTTTAAGTCGAAGTCTTTAATATCTATAATGACAAAATTACATCATGCTAAGTATAGATTTGGATTTACGGGAACACTCGATGGAACTCAAACACATAAGTGGGTATTAGAAGGATTGTTTGGGCCATCATATAAGGTTACAAAGACTGAAGAGTTGATGAGACAAGGACATCTTTCTCAATTAGATATTCAATGTATTGTTCTTAAACATGCAGAGAAAAAATTTGAAACCTATCAAGATGAAATAGAATATCTAATTACTCATGAACAAAGAAATAACTTTATTAAAAACCTATCCCTTGATCTAAAAGGTAATACCTTAGTGCTATTCTCCAGAGTCGAAGCACATGGTCAGGTGCTTTATGATTTAATAAATAGTAACAAGAAAGGTGAACGTAAAGTATTTTTTATTCATGGTGGTGTAGACACTAGTGAAAGAGAATTAGTTAGAGAAATTACCGAGGAACAATCAAATGCAATCATCATTGCGAGTTATGGTACTTTTAGTACTGGGATTAACATTAAGCGGCTGCACAACATCATCTTCGCCAGTCCCTCCAAGTCCAGAGTTAGAAATCTCCAATCCATTGGAAGGGTTCTCAGAAAAGGTAAAGATAAAGTAAAAGCAACCTTATACGATATCTCTGATGATTGTACATACAAATCAAAGAGAAATTATACTCTTAATCATCTTATTGAGAGAATTAAAATCTACAATGAAGAAAATTTCAACTATGAAATAATAACTATCCAATTAAGAAAATGATGGAAGACGACTTTTTTGCTACCATAAAATTTAAATCTGGAGAAGAAATCTTTTGCAAGGTTGCTTCATCAGAGGAAGAAGATAAGATTATGCTGCTCGTTGCCGATCCTGTTATTATAGCTGAGATCAAAGGACGCACGGGAGTCGTTGGTTACAAAGTAGAACCTTGGTTAAAAACAACTAAAGATGATATGTTTGTAGTTAATCTAGATGATGTTTTAACTATGTCTGAATCTAGTGATACTGAAATGATTAATATGCATCAACAATATGTACAACATAATGATAAGAATGGTGATGGTAGTAGTAAATATAAATTAAACAGAAAGATGGGATATCTATCAACTATTGATGAAGCTAAGAATGCTTTAGAAAAAATATATAAAAATAATTCTAAAAGCTAATATCTCTTGAACCTCTACAAAGGTTATTCTACTTGGTTTTTGGTGATTGTCAAGTCTGTCACCTCGTCACCTTGTCATTATTGGTTAGAAGTGTTATAATATCTACATAATAGTGATAAAGACCCATGCCAATACAACCAGGTAAAACAATGGTAAAAAGAAAAAGGTCGGAACACTATGTAAACAATAAAGAGTTTCTTGCTGCTTTAATAAAGTATCGTGAGGATGTGGAGATTGCTCGACTGCAAGATAAAACTAAACCAGTTATACCAAGGTACATAGGTGAGTGTTTTTTAAAGATTGCTAATCATCTATCCTTTAAGCCAAACTTTGTTAACTATATGTTTAAGGAGGACATGATCTCTGATGGAATCGAAAATTGCGTTCAGTACATACATAACTTTAATCCTGAGAAATCCCGTAATCCTTTTGCATACTTTACGCAGATTATACATTATGCATTTCTCCGCAGAATACAAAGAGAGAAACGTCAATTAGAGATTAAGAATAAGATTATTGAGAAGTCTGGTTATAATGAAGTGTTTGATGATAGTAATAAGATTGACGGAGATAAGTATTCAGACTATAATTCAATCAAAGATGCTGTACATGCTAAACTTCGTAACTGATGGATGATATTATAGTCATCGATGATTTCTTGAATGATGAAGAATTGACTACGGTTTCTTCCGTTTCAACTTATACAAATGATAAGTGGATCATTCAGGGAGCTTTTCCTAGCTCTTTCCCTGTAGGAAAGGAACTGCCTCCCGATTTTCAAACATCTTTTTTACGAAAAAATTTAATGGATACTGAGTATTATACTTCTTATCTTTTTAATAAAATTAAAAAATTTTTTAATTATGATTATAAGTTAGTAAATGTTTATTTAAATGGAAATGAACCATTGAGAAATGGATCTTTTCATACCGATGATGATGCAGATAGAACAGTGATTCTTTATATTACTCCGTGGAAACCTGCATGGGGAGGATTCACCCATTTTATGAAATCGGAAAAAGAACATGCTGTGATTGCTCCTTTATTCGGAAGAATGATTAATTTTCGCTCTGATATAATTCATAAATCATATTCTTTTTGTAATCAAAATTGTCCTATGAGAATAACAGTAGCCTTTAAATTAAAGTTATGAAGATAGCAATAATTACAGATCAGCACTTTGGTTGTCGTAAAAACTCTAAACTCTTTCATGATTATTTCCTGAAGTTTTATGATAACGTTTTCTTTCCTACCCTTGAGAAGGAAGGTATAAACACGGTTATTAACATGGGTGATACCTTTGATAGTAGAAAGGGAATTGATTTTGCTGCATTGACATGGGCTAAAGATCATTATTTTGATAGATTAAAAGATATGGGTGTCACGGTTCATACCATTGTAGGTAATCATGACATCTATTATAAGAATACGAATGATGTAAATGCAATAGATCTTTTATTAAGAGAGTATGATAATATTCCAATATATGAAGAAACAACTTCTCTTGAAGTAGGAGGATTGAATATTCTTCTTGTGCCTTGGATTAATAAGGAGAATGAAGAAAAGAGTGTTGCTTTAATTAATAAGTCTAGAGCCTCCGTGTGTATGGGACATCTTGAGTTAAATGGATTCAGAGCAACTCCAGGCCATATGATGGAGCATGGTATGGATTGGGGTATATTTAAGAAGTTTAAAAAGACCTACTCTGGACATTACCATTGCAGATCTAATCAAGACAATATCTATTATCTTGGTAATCCTTATGAGATGTTCTGGAATGATGTGGATGATGAGAATAGAGGGTTCCATTTATTTGATACAGAGACACTAGAACATACTCCAGTTAATAATCCATATAGACTTCATAAGATAATCTATTATAATGATCAGGATTATCAGTTGTTTGATGCAAGAGAATTAGAAGATAAGATAGTAAAGGTAGTTGTAAGGAAAAAGAGTCATCAAGTAAAATTTGAAAAATTCATCGATAAGTTGTATAATGCTAACGTGGCTGAATTGAAGGTCGTGGAGAATTTTATTCTTCATGATGCAGAAAACTTTGAAGCATTTGAATCAGAAGATACTCTTTCCATTCTTAATAGGTATGTGGAAGAGGCACAAGTTGATTTGGATAAGTCAAGGATTCAGAAGATGCTCCAAGACACCTATCAGGAAGCCTGTGAGTTAATATGATGTTCATATTGACTATGGATGGAAAAGAAAGGGCAGGTGCTTATGCTGTAGAAGACAAGAGAGGAGGAGGACAAATATTGTATATCTTTGAAGAAGAAGACGATGCCGACAGATATGCTATGATGTTAGAAGATGTGGGATATCCTGATATGACTGTAGTAGAAGTTGATGAGGATTTGATGATGAAAACTTGCCATATGCATGGTTATGAATATGCTATCATTACTCGAAATGACATTGTAATTCCCCCTGAAGAACATGATTATATCTAAAGAACATTTTCTTCCTGCCACTAATCCTAAGAAAGATATATCTTTTCCTGCCATTCTCAGACCTTTTAAATGCGATGATTTGGTGAGATTGGGACAAGATTATGATGGAGGATATATTGTCAATAGTCGGGATGTAGAAAAATCTGATATATTGATTAGTATGGGAATAAAAGATGATTGGTCTTTTGAAATGGATTTTTCTAAGATTAATGATTGTGAGTTGGTTTGCTTAGATAAAGAATCTCAGGTATCTTCTGATGATGTTTTTTATAGAGGTCATCGTCAGATGATTTATAAAAACATAGGGTTAGAAGCCTCATCAGACACCATTCCTTTTGATCATATTATTAATCTTCCTAGTAATAAAATATTTTTAAAAATAGATGTGGAGGGAGAAGAATATAAATTCTTAGATCTTTTAATTCAAAATAGTCATAAATTTTCATCTATCTGTATGGAATTTCATTGTCTAAATGAAAAGAATAATTTTGATGCACTTCTTAATTTTATTGGGAAGATAGATCAAAAATTAGTTCATATTCATCCTAATAATTGTGGGATGGGATTTGATAAAAAATGGCCTCACGTAATAGAATTATCATTTACTTCATCTGATAATATTAATTACGATCCTTCCTTGACTTTACCTCATTCATTAGATATGCTATGTTGTCCTGAAGGAGATGATTACCAAGTAACTTTTTTTTAAACCATGATTACATTTGAAAAAATACGTTGGAAAAACTTTTTAAGCACTGGTAATCAGTACACTGAAATTCAATTTAATGAATGTGCTACTACCTTAATAATAGGAACAAATGGGGCTGGGAAGAGCACCGTATTGGATGCTCTTACTTTTAGTTTATTTGGTAAACCTTTTAGGAAAATTAATAAATCACAATTAATTAATACTACCAATGAAAAAGATTCTAGGGTGGAAGTGGAGTTTTCTATTGGTGATATTCAGTGGAAAGTTATAAGAGCGATTAAACCCAATATATTTGAGATCTGGAAAGATGGTAAGTGTCTAGATCAATTTTCCAATGCTAATGATCAACAGAAGTGGTTAGAGCAGAATGTTATAAAGATGAACTATAAGTCTTTTACTCAGATTGTTATTTTGGGTAGTAGCACTTTTGTTCCCTTTATGCAATTGACAGCTCCAAATAGAAGAGAGGTTATTGAGGATCTATTAGATATAAAAATATTTTCATCAATGAATAATTTGATTAGAGATAAAATAAAAATAGTCAGAGATGAGACTAGGACTTTAGATCTTAAGAAAGAGTCTTTGAATGATAAGGTTGAAATGCAAACCAATTGGATCAAAGAATTAGAATCACAGAGTAAGGGAAGAATAGATGAAAATAAAAAGAAAGCAAGATCTATAGGTGATGAGATTTGTGTATTAATGTTAAAGAATGAACATACAGAGGATCAGGTATTTGGGCTTACGGAAGAACAAGAGAAAGTAACAGGTGCTACAGAAAAGTTACGTGAGTTAGGAAACCTTAAAGGAAAAATATCTAATAAAGTAGCAACCATTACTAAGGAGCATAAGTTCTTTACAAAAAATACGGTTTGTCCTACATGTACCCAAACCATTAACGAGGACTTCAGAATAAATAAAATTAACGATGCTCAAACTAAAGCAAAGGAGTTGCAATCTGGTTATCAAGAACTGGAGGAGGCAATTAAAAAGGAAGAAGAGCGAGAGCATCAATTCATAACTTTATCTAAGGAGATTACTAACCTAACGCATGGCATTTCTAAAAACAATACTAGGATCGCTGGATATCAACGACAGCAACAAGATCTGGAATCGGAAATTCAAACAATTACCGAACAACTTGCAAATAGAAATACTGAGCATGAGAAACTAGAAGATTTTCAAAATAAGTTAGCAGAAACATATGAGGCATTAGCCTCTAAAAAAGAAACCATTCAATACCATAATTTTAATTATGGGTTACTCAAGGATGGTGGAGTTAAGTC